AGTCTGAAAGGGGAAACCTGCGACAGCACGGACGAGAACGTCTTCGATATCAAGCAGGGAACCGCCATCATCCTGATGGTGAAAGGTGTTGATAGCAAAGAAACAAGAGTGTGCCACCACGAGCTGTTCGGGCTACGCCAGTCCAAGTATGACTGGCTGGAAAACAAGCAGTTCCAGTCCGGAGATTATCAGGAACTAAATCCCGGTTCACCCTTCTACCTCTTCCGCCCGGAAGCCGCCGGAAACGAGCATTACCTCCAGTGGCGTAGCCTGCCGGAAATCTTCCCGCTCAACAGCGTGGGCATCGTTACCGCCAGGGATGGGCTTACGATCCGCGATACGCCTGACCAGGTGCGCAATACCATCCACCACTTCGCCTCGTTGGACCCGGAAAGCGCGAGAGCTGCCTATCAGCTTGGCAAAGATGCCAAGGACTGGAAGGTCGAGCTTGCCCAGAAAGACCTCAAGGATAGCGGCTTGAGTAACAGCAAGATAGTCCCCATCCTCTACCGACCCTTTGACACCCGCTATACTTACTTCACAGGTAAAAGCGGTGGGTTTCATTGCAGAGCACGTAATGAGGTCATGAGGTATATGCTGGAAGAGAATGTGGGGATAATAGCAAGAAGACAGCAACTCACTGGAAAAGAATGCAATTATGTTTTCATATCTAAATACATTATCTCGGACGGTGTAATACGCTCTGATAATAAAGGAAGTGAGTCAGTCTTCCCCCTCTACATCTACCCGGACGAGCAAAAAGAAGACATCTTCGCCAGTGACGAGCGGGAATACAACATCGCTTCCGGGCTTTTGGAGCAGTTCAGCAGACAGTGGCCCCAGTTCCAGCCGGAGCAGCTATTCTATTACGTCTATGCCATCCTGCACAGCAATCAGTACCGCGAGCGCTTTGCCCAATATCTCAGGATGGATTTCCCCCGCCTGCCCTTCACGGATGATTATCAGCTCTTCACCAGGCTGGCAGAGATGGGCAAAGAGCTTGCCGGCATCCACCTGCTGAAGAGTCCGCGCTTGAACCCTCCCGTGGCAAGGTATCAGGGCGGCGGTTCCAACGACCTGGTTGAATCCATCAGGTACGATGAGCGCAAGCATACCGTGCGGATCAACCCGGACAAGCACTTCGAGGGCATCACGCCGGAGCTTTGGAACTATCACATTGGCGGCTACCAGGTGCTGCACAAATACCTGAAAGACCGCAGGGGCAAGACTTTGAGCGATCCCATCCATTACTGCAGGATGGCAACCGCCTTGCATCTGACCATCGAAACGCAAGCCGCCATCGACAAGGAAATGGGGGATTTGCTTGACCGCTGATTATATGTGGTGGAAAGGTGGAAAGGATAATAGAACGGATGACAGGATCTTTGAAGGTGGAAAGGTGTTTTTGAGGTGGAAAGGTGGAAAGGTGAAATGGTGAAATGGTTCCCCCGTAACAAACTACGTCAGACTATTTGCCGTGTCATCCCGGGAAGTCGGGGTATATAGCTTGATGGACTTGCTCAGGGGCACCTTTTCACCATTTCAACTTTCCACTAATCATAGCACCTATATATTATGAGGGGATCGGCGTCATTTGCATCACCCTCCCAGACAGGGGTCTTCCGGCAGTCATCCTTAACCTGGTGAGGGATGACCTAAGGATGATGGCACCAAACGCAGTTGCAGCAAGGGAGGGCGCTATGAAGCAATATCGGGATAGTTGGCAGTTTGTGTTATTGCCCGCAAGTATGGAATAGAGGTTTTTCACCTTAAGCAGAGCGGGAAAAAGAGGATATTCTGCCATAGTCCGCTTATGGTATTTGGCTCAAATCCGGTCTGAAAATCCCTTATCTGGAGAAAAGCGTTTATCCCCTGTAAATAATCTACCCACAATTATTAAAATAGAACAAAAGATATTGCTTGACATACTCCACCTCCTCCGTGAAATTAGTATGTCGCTTGGCGAAGCTGTATAAAAATGGAAAACTCATCACCCCAAAGCAAGGAGGAAAGATGAACAAAGCCTTTTTTACCGCTCTGGTTTGCTGGCTGGCGCTATGCTGCCTGCCCGCCGTTCCGCTGATGACCCTCGAATACGGAGGCGGAGCGCAGGTATCCGGCGATTACCAGTGTTGCGTCTTGCAGCAATCCACCGAACTGCTGTGTTTTTTTAAGCTTGTCCCGGCTGAGAATGGCTTCGGCGTGGAAAGCTTTTACGTGAATCTGCAAGCAGAAAACTCCGCTCCCACAACTATCTACGAATACCAGCATCCGGTACCCTTTTCGCAAGATGGCGGCGATCCCGTTTTCGTCCTGGCCAGTGGCTTTAAGGGCAGGGCTTATCTCCTGCAGAAAAACGACCTGCACCTTTTTATGACCGTGATCGCTGAAGACATGCAGGTTTACACCGTGGTCACTAACAACCCCTCGCTCAGTTTCAATGCAGATCCCCTTTTCCGGAACACCTTCTGCTTCCTCAGTCCCGAACTTATGATCCTGTCCAGCCAGGGAGCTGTTTACATGCTCAACCTGCAGACGGAGCTCTGCACTCATTATTGGAACTTTCCCAACAGCGAAGGCATGGTCTGGTTTCATCGTTTGGACGACACCTACGTGATTATTTCCTCAAGCACCGGCTGGCCGGTGGCAACCAGTTACCTCCTGAACTATCAGACCATGACGCGAACCCAGTTTCCCAACTACTTCAATCTGGCAACTTCTCCGCTCAGCCCCGACCTTGGAAACAACACTTTCCTCGTCAGACAAAGCTATTATCTGGATTGGACCAATCTGACGCATACCATATTGATGCGGATCAATGCGAACGGCTATCCCACCCTTTACCCTCTTTATTACGGTGGATATGATAATAGTTTTAACTATACGCCGATGCACACGTTCAGATATGTGCATAAGCTTGAGGAAAACCGCTTCCTGGCAATTTGCAGCGATTATGATATGATCCCTAACAACGAGCGTTTGGGCATTTTTGAGGTTCAGGGAAACAGCGTGGTTTATGACCCGGCATTTGCGGAACTGCAGGAATTGAGCGATCCCTCCCGGCTTTACAAGATTCAGGACGGTTACTACCTCAGCTACCAGTCCTATGTTCCCTACGACCAGATGATAAGGCTTTTGGACATAGAAGCACAGGTTACCAGCCTGCCCGACAGCAACGTAATCATCAGCCCGGTTAAATTGTTCTCAACAGGTAACAACGCTTTCTACGCCGTCACTGCCGGCAACCAGGTGCATATCTACAGACTGGTGGAGCCTTCCCCGGTGAGCCAGGAAACGCAGGTTCCTCCTGCCGGATTATCGCTCAGCACCGGCCCTAATCCGTTCCGGGAGGCGGTATCGTTCTTCGTATCAGCCAAAAAGCCAGGTTGGATAAACCTTTCGATTTATGATATACGGGGACGCCTGGTGCGCAGGTTTGAGCCCATCCCTGCAAAAGATGGAAGCGCGAGCCTGGAATGGGACGGCTACGACTCCTCCGGCAAACGCGCCGCGGCGGGGATATATCTTTTCAAAGCAGAACAGGACGGCCATAGCGCGGTAAGCAAAGCCATCCGTTTGAATTGAGGTTGTTTCGCTTTTCGCGCT